AATAAATTATTTTTCTTTTTCTGGGAAGCCTGCAAAGCAGATAATAGATGTTACGGAATATGTTATCTTAAAAACAGACGTTCAGGATTTTCATTCATGGCATCATCAGAACTTGTTAATCAAGCAACAATATCTTCAGACAGTAGATACGGGATTTTATCAAAGACTGGAGCTGATGCTAAAAAAATGTTCACAGATAAAGTTGTACCAATCTCGGTTAATTATCCATTCTTCTTTAAACCAATCCAGGATGGTATGGATCGTCCTAAAACCGAATTGGCATACAGAGTCCCGGCATCTAAATTCACACGTAGAAAATTGGAAGTTAATGAACAACTCCCAGAACTACAAGGATTAGATACAACTATAGATTGGAAAAATACTGGAGATAACAGTTATGATGGTGAGAAATTAAAAATCTTAGCTCATGATGAAAGTGGAAAATGGGAGAGACCAGATAATATACTAAACAACTGGCGAGTCACAAAAACTACTTTAAGATTAGGTAGTAGAATAGTTGGGAAATGTATGATGGGATCTACAAGTAATGCTTTAGATAAAGGAGGAGCTAATTTTAAAAAACTATATGATGCATCAGACGTTACCAAAAGAAATAGAAATGGACAAACAAGTTCGGGATTGTATTCTTTATTCATACCTATGGAATGGTCCTACGAGGGATACATCGATACTTATGGCATACCTGTGTTCAACACTCCAACAAAGCCAATCAGAGGTATTGATGGATTTCCTATTGACATCGGAGTTATCGAGCACTGGGATAATGAAGCTGAGGGGTTAAAGCAAGATCAAGATAGTTTAAATGAATTTTATAGACAATTTCCTCGTACAGAAAAACACGCTTTTAGAGATGAAACAAAACAATCATTATTTAACTTGGTTAAAATCTACGAACAAATAGATTACAATGAAGATATAAATAACAAAACAAATGTTACTACTGGAAGTTTTCAATGGGAACAAGGAATAAAAGATACAAGAGTTATTTTTTATCCTAAAAAAGATGGAAGATTTAAAATTAGTTGGGTTCCAGATAAAAATATGCAAAACAATGTAATAATAAAGAATGGTATTAAATATCCAGGGAATGATCACATTGGAGCATTTGGCTGTGATAGTTATGATATTAGTGGTACTGTTGATGGTAAAGGATCGAATGGATCGCTTCATGGATTAACTAAGTTTAGTATGGAGAATGTTTCTCCTAATCATTTCTTTTTAGAATATATAGCTAGACCTGAAACAGCTGAAATATTTTTTGAAGATGTTTTAATGGCTTTAGTATTTTATGGAATGCCATTACTAGCAGAAAATAATAAACCAAGATTATTATATTATTTAAAACGTAGAGGATATAGAGGATTTTCTATGAATAGACCTGATAAACTTTATAAAAAATTATCAGTTACCGAAAGAGAAATAGGTGGTATACCTAATTCTAGTGAAGATATTAAACAAGCACATGCAGCTGCAATTGAATCTTATATAGAAGACTATGTAGGATTATTAAATGAGGGTTATGGAGATATGTATTTTCAAAGAACCTTAGAAGATTGGTCACAATTTAATATAAATAATAGAACTAAACACGATGCTTCTATAAGTTCTGGTTTAGCTATTATGGCTTGTAATAAAAATAGATACAGACCAGTACCACATGTTATTAAACAACCAGTACGTTTAGGTTTTAAAAAGTATGACAATCAAGGATCAATATCAAAAATAATAAGATAGATGCAAATTTACACTAACATGAATAGTACTTTTCCAGATCAGGTAGTACCTGAAGCGGAAAAAGCTACATGGAAATATGGATTAGCTGTAGGAAGAGCAATAGAAGGAGAATGGTTTACTAATTACAGAGGAGGAGGATTTCGTTTCCAAAGCACTTACAATCAATTTCACACTAGACGATTATATGCTAGAGGAGAACAATCAATTCAGAAATATAAAGATGAATTGTCTATAAATGGAGATTTATCTTATTTAAATTTAGATTGGAAACCCGTCCCTATTATTCCTAAATTTGTAGACATTGTAGTTAATGGTATATCACAAAGAAGTTATGAAGTAAAAACGTTTGCTCAAGATCCTGAATCTATGAGGAAACGTACTAAATATGCTCAAAATTTAATTGACGATATAATGATGCGTCAATATGATGAAGCAGTAAAAGAAACTTTTGGTGTTGAACTTAGTCAAAGTGAAAAAACTAAAGATGCTCCAAAAAGTTTAGATGAGCTTCCTGCTCATATGCAATTGAACTATAAACAATCTATTGAATTAGCAGAAGAAGAATTAATAGATCAAGTATTAGATAAAAATAAATACCATTTAGTTAGGAAAAGATTAAACTATGATTTATGTGTTTTAGGTATAGCAGCTACAAAAACTACATTTAATAGATCGGAAGGAATTAGAGTTCAATATTGTGATCCTGCTCAAATGGTATGGTCATATACTGAAGATCCTAACTTTGAAGATTTATATTATGTTGGTGAAGTAAAAAATATTAGTTTACCTGAACTTAAAAAAGAATTCCCTAATTTAACTCCAGATGAATTAGAAAAAATCCAAAAATACAAAGGAGCACAAGAATATAGTAGAGGGTGGAATGGAAGAAGAGATAATCAAACTATACAAGTTTTATATTTTGAATGGAAAACTTATACTAATCAAGTGTTTAAAATAAAAGAAACTAATGTTGGTTTAGAAAAAGCAATTGAAAAACAAGATACTTTTTTAGAAGCACCAGAAGGAGAAAATTATAAAAAAGCTTTTAGATCTATAGAAGTATTATATTCAGGAGCAAAGATATTAGGTTTTGAAAATATGCTAAAGTGGGAAATGGCAGAAAACATGACTCGTCCTGATGCTGATAGTGTAAAGGTAAATATGAGTTATAGTATAGTAGCTCCAAGAATGTATAGAGGAAGAATAGAATCATTAGTAAGTAGAATAACTGGTTTTGCAGATATGATTCAATTAACACATCTAAAAATACAACAAGTATTATCTAGAATGGTTCCTGATGGTGTGTATTTAGATATGGATGGATTAGCCGAAGTAGACTTGGGTAATGGTACTAATTATAATCCAGCTGAAGCTTTAAATATGTATTTTCAAACTGGTAGTATTGTAGGTAGATCTCTCACCCAAGAAGGAGATATGAATCCAGGTAAAGTACCAATACAAGAACTACAAAGTTCTAGTGGTGGTGGAAAAATACAATCTCTTATAGGTACATATCAATATTATTTACAGATGATAAGAGATGTAACTGGTTTAAATGAAGCAAGAGATGCTAGTAATCCAGATAAAGATTCATTAGTAGGATTACAAAAACTTGCTGCTGCAAATTCTAATACTGCCACTCGTCATATATTACAAGCTAGTTTATATTTAACTTTAAAAACTTGTGAGAATATATCATTTAGAGCTGCTGATGCTTTAATGTTTCCATTGACCAGAATGGTTTTGCAAAATAGTATTTCTAATTATAATATTCATACTTTAGATGAGTTGTCTAAATTAAATATACATGACTTTGGTATATTTATTGATTTAGAACCTGATGAAGAAGAAAAACAAATGTTAGAACAAAATATACAAATGGCTCTTCAACAAGGGGGAATAGATTTAGAAGATGCTATTGATATTAGAAATATTCATAATTTAAAATTAGCTAACGAACTACTTAAAAAGCGTAGAAAAGAAAAAGCGAAAGCCGAACAAGAGCAACAAGCTGCAATGATACAACAGCAAGCTCAAGCTAATGCAGAATCTGCTGAAAAAGCTGCAATGGCAGAAGTTCAAAAAAATCAAGCTTTAAATGAAACTAACATTCAATTTGAACAAGCCAAATCTCAATTTGAAATTCAACGTATGCAAACTAATAATCAGTTAGAAAAAGAATTAATGGCTGAAAGATTTAAATATGATATGCAGTTGAAACAAATGGAAGTAGATGCGCGTAAGCAAAAAGAAAAAGAAATTGAAGATCGTAAAGATGAAAGAGTTAGGATAACAGGAACTCAACAAAGTAAAATGATAGACCAAAGACAAAACGGTTTATTACCTAGCGATTTTGAATCAAATGTACCAGAGAATTTAGGAGGTGCTGAACAACCTCTACCGCCACCGCCTGGCATGCAACAAGGCGATGCACCAGTTGAGTTAGAAGCTCAATAAGAATTATTAACTATTATATTATATTATGTCAGAAGAAATAAAAGAATCTCCTACGGGGGAATTAGAACAAGGTGAATTTAAAATAAAGAAAAAACGTGGAAGACCTAAAAAATTAACAGCTAAAGATGAACCCACTAAATTAGATTTATCTAAAAAAGAAGAAGAAACTAAAACTGAAGATAATGCCGTTCAAGAACAAAAAACAGATGCAAGCAATGTTTCTGTCGAAGGATCCACAGACAGTGGAAACAGCAAAGGAGTGGTTTCAGAAATACGGGAGTCCACTGCAACTGAAGATAAAAAAGAGACAGTGCAAGAATCTCAAGTCAATGAGACGGAAGAGAAAGCTCCAGTAATACAAGAAATAACTGAAGAAGTAAAAACTGAAGAAGAAGTTGTTGAAGAAATAAGAGAAGAGATCGCAACTAATCCAAACGTAGAATTACCCGAAAATGTTGAAAAGTTAGTTGACTTTATGAAAGACACAGGAGGTAATATAGAAGATTATGTAAGATTAAACGCTGATTATTCTAATCTTAATGAAGATGCATTATTAAACGAATATTATAAACAAACTAGACCCCATCTTGAACCAGATGAAGTTAAATTCCTTATGGAAGATAAATTTTCATATGATGATGAGATGGATGAAGAGCGAGATATAAGAAGAAAAAAACTCGCTTATAAAGAAGAAATTGCAAAAGCCAAAAGCTTTTTAGAGGAAACGAAAAAGAAGTATTACGACGAAATCAAGTTGAGGCCGGGAGTTACTCAAGACCAACAAAGAGCAATGGATTTTTTCAATAGATATAACAAAGAACAGGGTGAAATACAAAAACGCCATGATCAATTTAAACAAAATACTAAAAACTATTTTACCAAAGATTTCAAAGGTTTTGAATTCAATCTAGGAGAAAAAAGATTTAGGTATAGCGTTAATGATGTAAATGGAGTTGTTGAAAATCAATCTGCATTATCTAATTTTGTTAAGAAGTTCTTAAACAAAGATGGATCTGTTAATGATTTACAAGGGTATCATAAAGCTCTTTATACTGCACAAAATGCTGATAACATAGCTAATCATTTTTATGAGCAAGGCAAAGCCGATGCTACTAAAAATATAATGGCGAAATCTAAGAATATAAATAATGAAGCACGAAAAGAACCTTCAGGAGATGTATTTATAAATGGATTGAAAGTTAGAGCAATAAACGGTGTAGATAGTTCTAGGTTAAAAATTAAAAAACGAAAAACAACTTAAACTTTAAATTATGAGTTTTGTAACAGGCGGGAGTTTTCCCGCAAGCATAGTTCCTGCTCCATCACAGATGACATTAGCAAGCAATTATTTAAATTTTGCTGATGGTACATCTGATTGGGCTCAACAATATTTACCTGAGCTTTATGAGCAAGAAGTAGAGAGATATGGTAACAGGACGTTATCAGGTTTCTTAAGAATGGTCGGAGCAGAAATGCCAATGACCTCAGATCAAGTAATCTGGTCTGAACAAAATAGATTACACGTAGCATATAATGAATGTAACATAAATGCAGTTACACCAACTACTGATATTGACATTGAATTAGCTAACGCTTCTCCAGTAAGTAATACATGTGCTATTAAAGTTAATCAAACTATTTTGATTTCCGATAATGCTACAGGATTAATTACTGCTAAAGCATTAGTAGTTACAGTTGGTGCTGTTGCAGGTACAGTATGTACTATTAGAGTAATACCTTACGCTGGAGCTGCTTTTACAGCTGCACTGCAAGCGCTTACAACTGCTAATGATATTTCATTATATGTATATGGTTCTGAATGGGAAAAAGGATCAAATGATGCTACTACTAGATCAATTGAACCAGCTTTCACAGAATTTAGTAATTCACCAATTATAATTAGAGATAAGTACCAAGTTTCTGGTTCTGATGCTTCTCAAATTGGTTGGGTTGAAGTTGCTACTGAAGATGGAACATCTGGATACTTATGGTATTTAAAAGCTGAATCTGAAACAAGATTAAGATTTGAAGACTATATGGAAATGGCGTTAGTTGAAGGTGAATTAGCTGCAGGTGCTAGGGTACCAGGTGGTACAGCTGCTTGGACAGCAAACCTTAAAGGTACTGTAGGTTTATTCTCAGCTATTGAAACTAATGGTAATGTTTATCAAGGTTTTGCAGGTGCTGCTGCTCCAGGTTCTGGTGCATTAGGTGATTTCGATGAAATCCTTAAAAACTTAGATAAGCAAGGTGCTATTGAAGAAAACATGCTATTCTTACAAAGACAAACTGCTCTTGATTTTGATGATATGATAGCGGCTATGAATGGTCACTATGCTTCAACTGGAGCTGCTTCTTACGGTCTTTTTGACAACGAAGAAGATATGGCATTAAATTTTGGATTTTCAGGATTTAGAAGAGGTTCTTATGACTTCTACAAAACTGATTGGAAATATCTTAATGATGCTACTACAAGGGGAATGTCTAAAGCGATTGATGGTGTAATGGTTCCTGCTGGAACTTCTACAGTTTATGATCAAATGTTAGGATCAAACATCAGACGTCCATTCTTACACGTAAGATATAGAGCTTCAGAAACTGAAGATAGACGATACAAGAACTGGATTACTGGTTCTGTAGGTGGTGCTTACACTGACGGTGTTGATGCAATGTCTGTACATTTCTTAACTGAGAGATGTTTAGTAACACAAGCTGCTAATAACTTTGTTTTATTCAAAGCAGTTTAATTATTAACATTTAAAAGATAGAAATTATGAGCAATTATATAAAAGCCGTAAAAACCGTAGCAACTGCTACAGCTGCTGAGATAGTAGACTTGATAGACACTGATGATGTAGCTCACATTACATCTTCTGGTGCGACTGATTTACAATTTGTATATAGAGCCACGACTGGTGCTACTACAGCAAGTAATATTGCTGTTACAGTAGTTGTAGCCGCGGGATCTAGTACAGCTGAAAATCTAGCTGCTGCTCAAAAAGCAGTAATTGCTGCACAGCAAAATCCAGGAAGTATGCCTTATTTATTCGAATATGGAATAGATGGAGCTGCTCCACAACTTGTTACTTCAATAGCTGTTGATGCTGTTGCTATTTAATAAGTGAACAATAATAAGATCCCACTTCGGTGGGGTCTTTTTTTAAATATTTATATTATATTATATCATGGAAGAAATAAAAGAAAAAGTTCCTCAAGTACGAGATACTTGGGAATATAAAGATAGACATTATTATTTAGCTAATGGTAAAGAACCATTAACATATACCATTCCAAGTAGACATACTCAAAAATATCCTTTAACTTGGTTTGATCCAGCAATTGGATATGAAAGAGAATTACGTTATGCTACTAATCAAAAAAGTATATTTGTAGATGAGCAAAAAGGAAATGTAACATTAAAACATATTGTATTTAAAGATGGACATTTACATGTACCTAAAAATAAAAGAACATTACAAGAGTTTTTAATTAAACATCCTCATAATGGTATAGTTTTTAAAGAATTAGATAGACAAGTAGAAGCTAAAGATGAATTAGAAGATTTAGAATTAGAGATTGATGCAATTAATATTGCTAGAAATATGGATATAGATCAAGCAGAAGCAATAGTACGAGTAGAAATGGGATCTAATGTATCTAAACTCAGTAGTAAAGAACTTAAAAGAGATTTACTATTGTTTGCTAAATATAATCCTAAATTATTTATTAATCTAGCTCAAGATGAAAATATAGTTCTTAGAAACTTTGCAATTAGAGCAAGAGAAAGTGGAATAATAGGTTTATCTGATGACCAACGAACCATTAAATGGGCAAGTAATGGTCGTAAACTAATGACTGTACCATTTGATGAAAATCCATATTCAGCTATGGCTGCGTGGTTTAAAACAGATGAAGGTTTAGAAGTTTACAAATCAATAGAGAAAAAACTTAAATAACAAGTGATTATAAAAGGGTGGCCTAACCGCCACCTTTTTTTTTAAAATATTCAAAATGGCAGTAAGCGTAGATACAGTTTATAAAACAGTATTATACATTCTCAATAAAGAACAAAGAGGATATATAACACCAGACGAATTCAATAGGTTAGGAACTCAAGTTCAATTAGAAATATTTGAAAGTTATTTTGAAAGCTTAACTCAACAACTGCGTATAGGAGGAAATAGTAGTGATTACGCAGATAGAGTAAAAAAATTAGAAGAAAAAATAGATAGATTCTTTACTAGTGAAGGATTAACAGTTACCCAAGGAGCAGGTGAATATTGGGCTTCAGCTAATTTAGCTACGCTTGGTTCGGGAAATGCTGTTCATAGATTAGGAAATATAGAATATACTGAACATCGCGATGCTAATATATCAGTTAGTGAATTACCAGTTCAATTAGAAGAAGTAACTCAACAAGAATTTAATTTAGCACGACGATCTAAACTTACTAGGCCTAGTTCTGCATGGCCAATGTTTCATATTACAGGAACATTTGTAAAAATATTACCTGCAAATGTTACTTCTGCTGTTGTTCCTCGTAAAACATATACAATAAATTATATTAAAAAACCTACTGATCCTGTTTGGGGATATACAGTAAATGGAACTACAGGTGCTTATATTTATAATGCAGGAACATCTACAGATTTTGAAATAGATGATACAGATCAAACTGATATTATATTAAAAATATTAGGATATTGTGGAATAATAATAAGAGATCCACAAGTATTACAAGCTGCTGGTGGTTTAATACAGCAAGATGAATTAATGGAAAAAAGCTAATAAGATATGGCCTTACTAAGTGAAACTAACGAACAATATTACGGTGGTCAACAAGCCTTTGTAGCAGCTGCATTAGATACAGTTTTTATATGGACAGGGGATACTACACTTGTAGGAACTACAGGAACTACTAATGCAAATTTTCAAGTAAAAGTAAATAATGTATTATGGACTGAAGTCAGTGGAGCACCTGGAGCTAATCAATATCAATTATCTAATACTAATGAGATTACTACTCCAGCAATGGCTGGTGGAGAAGTACTTGTAATTGAACTATTAGATGATGCTAAATGGGCTAATTATGGTGGTTATGAATATATCAAAATGAATGATTTGATAGATAACTTTATGGTTGGTTATGTTGGAGATGGTAAGTTAATAAACAATGTTAAAAGAAGTGATGTATTATTTCACGCTCAAAGAGGATTACAAGAGTTTAGTTATGATACTTTAAAATCTATTAAATCTCAAGAATTAACAATACCTGACTCTTTATCTATAATTATACCTCAAGACTACGTTAATTATGTAGAAATGTCTTGGATAGATGATTATGGAGTTAAACATATTATATATCCCACTACTTTAACAAGCAATCCATATACAGTACCTATTCAAGACGCTGATGGAGTTCCTACTCAAGATAATTTAGGAGACAATTTAGAAGGAACCTCTCTTATTAATGAAAGATGGGATAATAATGATACGTATAAAATTTCTGGAGCATATAGTACTGAGTTATATAATGCAGGAGTATATGATTGGACATGGCAAAAAGTTGTATGGGGAAAAAGATATGGATTAGATCCTCAAACCTCTCAAACTAATGGATGGTTTACAATTGACGAAAGAGAAGGAAAGTTTTCGTTTAGTAGTAACTTAAAAAGCCGTTTAATTCTCTTTCAATATATATCTGATGGATTATCTATAGATTATGATATGAGGATTCCTAAAATGGCAGAAGAAGCTATGTATATGCATATCATGCACGCATTATTAGCTGGAAGAATTAATGTTCCAGAATATTTAGTTGCTAGATTTAAGAAAGATAGAAGAGCTGCTCTTAGAAATGCTAAAATAAGATTATCAAATATTAAGTTAAATGAGATTGTTCAGGTTATGAGGAACAAATCTAAATGGATTAAACACTAGAATATGCCAAAGTCTACTAGTACGTTCATAAAATCTAAAATGAACAAAGACACCGATAGTAGAATACTACCACCCGGTGAATATAGAGATGCTCAGAATGTAAGTATAAGTAAATCTGAAGGATCTGATGTTGGTGCATTAGAAAATGTACTAGGTAATAGAGCATTAGTTAATATAAATGATTTATTAAGTGGAGTTAAAAACTTAGAAGTTATCGGTCATTTAATGGACTTAGATAATAACAGAGTTTTTATGATGTTAACTAATTATAATGATAGTTCAGCTGATCAATTAAGTAACTTTGCTCCTACAGAGAGTGGTCATTATATATATTCTTATAATGTTCTTAATGGAACTACCACTCAATTGGTAAAAGGGAATTTCTTAAATTTCTCCAAAACACATCCTATATATGGAATAAATCTATTAGAAGATTTGTTATTCTGGACAGATGATAGAAATCAACCTCGAAAAATAAATGTCGAATTAGCTATTGCTTCTCCTGCGACATCAACTAACCCTTATTATACCACTGAAGATCAAATTTCAGTAGCTAAATATTATCCTTATAATGCTTTAAGAATGTATAAAGCGATGGGACCATTCGATGCTGCTGGATCTGCACCATCACCAGGAGTTGGTGTAGGTACATTAGATGTAGATAGTGGAGGAGTAATAAGAATAGGAGATGTTATAACTAGTAGTGATTCTAATATTTCACAATTAGTCACGGTAGAAACAGCAGGTGCTGCAGGAGCTGGTGGAGTACAAACTATTACCTTTGCTCCTATTATAAATTATGTTGGTAGTACTAAATTTACTTTTTATAGAACAGGTATGGAAGATGTGGTAAGCGCAGAGTTACCTCAAAATATAGATACTGCCGCAACTGCTAATCCATTTTTACAAGCGAATTGGCCGGGAGATAAAGATTTGTTAAAAGATAAATTTATTAGATTTAGTTATAGATATAAGTTTGATGATGGAGAATATTCTTTAATAGCACCATTCACTCAACCTGCATTTATACCTAAACAAGATGGATATTTCATGGCTTCTCATGATGCAGAGTTAGAAAACTTTGACGAGAATCAAGCATATGTAAGTACAATAGTTGACTTTATGGAAAATAAAGTTAACAATATAAATATAGAATTAGATACTCCTACTAACGTAAGAAATTTAAATAATGAATATAAAATTTCAGAAATACAAATTTTATATAAACAATCTGATGAAACAAATATTAGAGTATTAGATAATATTAAGTATACAGAACCCGAAATCGCTGAACATCAAGGTAATTTAACTTATCCTATTACATTGAGTAATGCTGGAACTAACTATACAAATGGAGCAGCATTTACGGTAACAGGTGGAACGGGTGTAGGATTAGAAGGAACCGTTACTACTGCTGGAGCACCAGGTCCAGTTATAGCTGTAACAATAAGTAATGAAGGAAGTGGATATATAGATGGAGATGTTGTAACATTAGTAAGTGCAGGAAGTGGAAATGACGCTACTTTAACTTTAGCTTTTAGTGATGAAACTATTTATACTTATAATTATCAATCTAGAAAACCAATATTAACATTACCAGCTGATCAAACGACGAGAGTTAGTGATGTAGTTCCTGTAAGAGCTTTAGCTCAATCTATAGCAGGAAATAGAGTTATATATGGTAATTTTTTAAATAAACATACTTCTCCAACTAATCTTAATTTCGCTTGTATAGCTAATGATAGATTACAAGCTCATGAAGCTAATACTACGTTTAGCACAATTGAATATCCTACTCATTCTTTAAAGCAAAATAGAACATATCAAATAGGAATAGTGTTAGCAGATAGATATGGTAGGCAATCAGACGTTATATTATCACGTATCGAAAATATACAAATAGGAGGATTTGGAGGTTCTACTTTGTATCATGATTATAGAACCAGTGCTGAAAACACCGCAGAAGATGTTTATGAATGGTTCGGAGATTCCTTAAAAGTTAGGTTTGATAGTCCTATACCTAATTCTATTGCAATTCCGGGATATCCTGGTTTATATAATGTTACCAATCCAACAGGTTGGTATACTTATAAAGTAGTTGTTAAACAACAACAACAAGAATATTATAATGTATATTTACCTTCTATATTACAAGGCAATCCATACGATGATAACGAAAGAAATTTTACTGCTCATGCTTCATTATTCTCTGATAATATAAATAAAATTCCTAAAGATTTAAATGATGTAGGTCCAGTGCAGGCTAAATTTAGAAGTAGTGAACAATTATGGGGAAGATTAGAAAATTTTATATGGAAAGATGGTACATCCGCACTAAGTCAAAGTAGGCAGTATTATCCAGAACTTACGTCAGATCAATCTATTCAAGTAGGTACGATGACAGAATTAGAAGTAGGAGTTAGAGGAAAACTAAGTGCAGTTCATTATGATTCCACTTCAGGTATTGCAGTTAATCCTATTGATGGTAAAATTTGGTTTTATTTAACTAGTTATGATTCAAGAATAAAACCAGGAATGGGAGTAACTAGTGCTATATTAGAAACTGATAATATTTCAACAGGTAAAACAGTATCTATATTATATCCAGGAAGTGGATATGTCACAGCAGGTGGTCCTTGGGCTACTACTACGGATAGTGCTGCAGGTGCAGGTTTACAAGTTAATATTGCAGCGGTAGATGCTGATGGAGCAATTACAGAAGTAACAGCTGGAGTTGCAGGAACTAATTATAAAGCAGGAGATATAATTGAAATGACTGGTGCTGGAGGAACTGGTTGTCTACTAATAATAGATACTGAAAGAGTCGTTGACTATAAAGAAACTACTATAAGCGCTAGTGATGTAAAAGCTTATTTTACAGTTGAACATAATATTACTACTGTTCCTGGAATGGCTGCAGGAGAACCAATAATATTTGATCCTCAAGGAGAAACTCCAGATAATAGTACAAAAGGGATTATTTTTAATGAAAAATCAAATCCTTTCGTCACTAAATTTAAAACTCAAAAACCTATTGGTTTACCATTTCCTGGAGGAAATAGAAATTATTATAATAGATTAGCAGTATATGAAACTAAACCTACTTTTTCTAATATAGATATATTTTGGGAAACAAGTGCATCAGGATTAATATCTGATTTAAACACAGATGTTAATGATCCGGGCAATAGAATACCATCAACTATTATAGATGCTAGTGGGGTTCCTAATGTAGTTTTTGATTTTAACGAAAATGATACAAGTGGTACGTATATTACTCCAAATGGCTTTATTATTGTAGATGCAGCTGGTGCTAATATAACGAGTGATATATCTGTAATATTAGCAAATGTATATAGTGGAGGAAATGAAATAACTAAACAATTTACTATTGAACCACAAGGAAGTGGACAATTTAAGTTAAAAACCACTACTACTTTTGTCGCCGATGCGGATCCTAAATTAAATAAATATACTTTTAATATAGAAGTTTCGGAAAGTTTTGGTTCTAATACTTATATATACCCTCTTTATTTAGATACAACTATCTCTAATACTGCTCCTACTATAACTCCTGTAGCACCTGCTACGTGTGGAGGTACTTTAGCAGGTTCAATATCTAGTGCAGCTGATACTAAAATAGCTACGTTTAATGGAGTTAATGGGTCAGCTAGTACTATACTTAATACTCAAGATTTAGTATGGGGTATAAGAAATAGTGATGGAACACCTTATACTGGTGTTGCTTTTGAATTAAGAGATCCTACTACTCCTACAGCTGGTCAAAAGGAATTATGGGTTAATTCAGGAACTGCAGCAGCAACTTATACTAAAAAAGTTAGAACTATGGATGGACCTGGAGCTTATGTTGATTGTCAATTGACCTTTACTATAACGTAATAACAAAAATAAATAAGTGATTATATTATGAGTGCTACTATTGAAATAGATTACTTCAACACATACACTTTAAAAAAAGTAGTAAATGCTTCTCGATATGCTATATGGCCTAATGTGATACCAGCTAGAGATGCTGCAGGAACTACAACTACAAAAGTTTTTCCAGGTGATGTTCAAACTACGGGTACTAATTTACAATTAAACTGGTTTGTAGAAGAAGCTAGAATACGTGGTGGATATAATAACACCTGGACTGATTATGGTGTTAGAGCTTATTTAGAAGAAGAGAATGATCAACAAGAACGCAGAGGTAGTTCTTTAATTTATTCAGGGGTATATAACAGTAGAACAGGTATTAACAATACAAATCAATTTCCTAGTGGTTCAGCTATAACTAGATCATTCAATCCAATGAATGGAACAATACAAAAATTACATGCTGAAAATACTAATTTAGATGTATTACAAGAACATAAGTCTAATTATTTATTAATTGATAAAGATACTATTTATACAACTGAAGGTGGTACTCAAACTCAAGCGGCAGGAAAAGTATTAGGACAAATGGTTCCTTATGCTGGTGAATATGGAATTAGTAGAGATCCAGGTTCATTTGCAATACATGGTACAAGAAAGTATTATACAGATAAAGATAGAAATACTGTATGTAGATTGTCTAGAGATGGAGTAACTGAAATTAATAGATATGGAATGTTTGATTATTTTAGAGATGAATTATCTAAATTAACAGACAATGTACAACGATACGTGATTCAAGCAACTAGCGTTGGAGGAACTGGTACTACTTTTGACATAAGTACTAATGGTGATTGTATAGAATATGGAATGGCTATAGAAAGTGGTTTCGCTACTCCTACTCCATTAAATGCTACTGTAGTCGACATAAGTTACGGTGTAGGAGTTTGGACTATTACTGCTTCAGCTTCAATAACAGTTACTACAGAAACTACTTTCGTAAAATATGTAAAAGATAGAATTGTAGGAGGATGGGATATACATAATAACAATTATGTAGTATCTACACAAGAAGGGGTACCAGCAAATGGAGAAGTCGTTACTTGTGGTACGGATCAAGAATATAATACGGTAGCTTTTGAAGAAGAACAAACTAAAGGATGGGTTAGTTTTTATAGTTATAGACCTAATGCTGTAGGTAGTTTAAAAGATAGTTATTACACGTTTTATAATGGCGCTTTATGGGAACATTATGATGAAATGTCTACAAATACTAGAGGCAATTTCTATGGAGTTCAAAATACATCTAGTATAACATTTATATTTAATGACCAACCTAGTATAAATAAAAACTTTAATACTATTTCTTATGAGGGAGCATCTGGATGGAGAGTAGATTATATGAATTCAGATTATACTGGAATGGATTATAGGTTTTTTAATGCTCCTCCAGGTGGATTTATAGAAAGAAGAGATCAAATTAATAGTGTATCTAGTTATTTAGAAGGTAGATATGAAACAGCTACTCCTAATAATGCTGGAACAAGTGCAGTGACACCTCCATTTTCATATGCTGGATTTAAAAGAAAAGAAAACAGATATGTAGCTAATATAATAAATAATAGCGGTGCACAACCTGGGGAAGTTATATTTGGTAATTCTGTAAGTGGAATGAAAGGATTTTTTGTAGAAGTAAAATTATCTACTGATACAATAACAGAAGAAGGTGGAATGAAAGAATTGTTTTCAGCATCGTCTAATTGGGTGGTATCAGGAACTTAAATTAAATTAAATGAATTTAGCAATAAAAGAAGAAATAAGTAAATTACAAGAATTGTTAATTAATAATTCAGAAGATGTTAGAATAGTAGTAGGAGACTCTAATGTATTCCCTTTGAAACACACATTTGTAGATGGTGTATATATTCGTGAAATGGGGATGAAAGCAGATACATTTGTTATAAGTAAAATACACAACTTAAAACATGCATGGTTTTTAATGAAAGGGAGATTAACCGTTTTAACCGACGAAGAAACCAATGAATATATTGCTCCATGTTATGTAGTAGCTAAGCCAGGTGCTAAAAGAGTTATATATGCTCATGAAGATTCTACATTTGTAACAGTACATCCAAATCCTGATAATGGAGAAAATTTAGAATTAATTGAACCTAATTTAGTTTCAAAAAGCTTTGATGAATATAAAAAATTAAACAGTAAGATATGAGTTTTGTAATGGTAGGTATGGCTGCAGTTAGTTTAGGTGCTGGAATAGCAGGTAAAGTTTCCGCAAACAAAAAAGCCAAAAAAGAAAAACGTAAAGCTAAAAAGCATAAACAGAGAATGAAAGAGTTTGAAGCTAATCGCCAACCAGTGATTAACCAAGCTGATGAAATTCGTGCTATGAAAGATGATTTATTTAATCCTATGGCTAATTTACCAGTTGCTACTCAAGCAGCAGAACAACAAATGGCTCAAACTGATCAAGCGTTAGCAAATACATTAGATACTATTAGAGCTACTGGAAGTGGAGCTGGTGGAGCTACTGCATTAGCACAAGCTGCTGCACAAAGTAAAGCTAAAGTAGCTGCTAATATTCAACAACAAGAAGCTAGTAATGCTAAAGCAGCAGCACAAGGTGAAGCAAATTTAATGAAAGAAAAGCAAGCGTTAGATAAAGCTGCAATTGCAGAAGAAGGAGCAGCATGGGGAAGACAAGAAGATAGAGATATAGTACAGTTGAACAGAATGCAAAGTCAAATAGAAGCTGCTCAAGGCGCGGCTGCAGCACAACAAGCACAAGGAGATGCAGCGTTAATGGCTGGATTAGGTGGTACTGGATCCGCTTTAGGACAAGTAGATTTTGGAGGAGATTAATAAATAAAAAATTATGGCATCATATTCAAATCCCTGGGCAAAGGGAAAACCAATTAACACTAGTGGTAGAATATTAGCACAAGGCATTGCTAGAATGGCAGGTGGCTTTGCTAAAGATCACGCAGCTAAGAAAGCTAAACAGCAACGAGATGCTGATGAAGCACAAGGTTTATTAGACGGTAGAACTAAAGCTTTTGAAAAAAATCTATGGACTGGTTATGATTCACTACAAAACGATTTAAGTGAGTTTGAAAGTGGAATGAGTGCGGAGAATAGAGATCAATTTCAAAAACAAGTTGTTAACATGCTTAAAGGTATGCGTGATGAAACATCACAATGGATTCAAGATAATCCAGAAGCTAGTGATACTGATATAAGATTAAAACAAGCT